TCTTTCTTGTATAAATCAAACCCAAGATCAATGGTGACATCAATAGTATCCCCGTCAACAACACGATTAATCTCCGTCACTCGAAAGTTGTAGCAACTCTTCCGACTCGGTGGGATCATTGCTCCCATAACTATCCTCCCAAAAATCATCCAGTGCACTATTTATAGCATCATCAGGTTCTGTTTTTTGTTTTTGTAACGTATTATAGTTTTGTATATATTCTAAAGCCTTCCACATTAACTCTTCCTCTACCTCCATGGCATCCACAGGTGGAGTAACTGGTGCAGGTGCACACATAGACAAAAAGAATATTGGTAATATTGCTAACTTATTCATTTGGCCAGAAATGATCATATCTCATTATGTAGTATATCACAATCCCCACAGAAATCAAGAGAATTGAAATCATCCAAACTATACTCCAAACAACACTACCCATGATAGTATTTGTTATATTCTATTTCTATGTCATCCAAACCCTCTACTTCAGACGGAGTTTTTTTGATTGTGGGTTGAGTGAATCCATCCCATGGATATGGATAATTTTCTTCTTCCCAAATTTTTTTAATTTCGTCTGATTGTCTGTCAATCTCTCTCATTGTATTTGCAATTTTAACATCAATCCATTTTTGCTTTAACCACTCAATGAAACCTAAAGCAAGATGCCGAAGATATGGGTTCTTGAATTTTTTCTTAACCCACCTTTCTGCCTTTGCGTACCAAGGGTCTGTACCCTTACCAAATTGTTTTTCAAAATTAAATTTTATCAAAACCACCTCCAAGGTAACATTGACATACCTAACATATTTAATACTGGTTCAAATGCTAACGCAATTAATGTAAACATTAAAACTTCTATAAAAAATTGTTTCCACAGAGGTTGCTTTAACTTCCATTCTTTAAACTTATTTGGTTTTCTTGCACGATCATATGCTCCTGATTTTTCACCAATAAGGTCTGCCCACCAACTTGGATCAACGATGTTTCCCAATAATTTTAAAAGTCTAATCAATCTCTCTGTCTCCAATCATCTGATCTATCGTTTCGAAACCAATCTGCGATATCATCAGCACCACTGAATCCTCTCTTATCTGATTTTGGATCTCCAATATCCAAATACTTAAGGCAAGATCCATCAGGATCAGTTGCCATTCTTCTTGCTGTGCTTAACATACCTCTTGCTGATGTATTAGCTTTTGCTAATTTTTGTGCCCATATCATATCTTCCATACTTACTTCTGTTCCTGCTGCAATCGATTTGCAAATGCCCTCTAATCGAAGACGATATTGTGTAGATAACATAAACTAATACATATGATTAGTATTATCTATGCAATCATCAACATTGCTTTTTGTAATTCTTTGGAATGCTCATATTCGTCTTGAGCAATTTCTGCAATCTTAGTATCTAAAGGGTGATAAGCACTATATTTTGTATATGTTTCAAAGGCATGTTTTTCAATCTTCATGTTGATATCATAAGCGTTAACAGGATTAACAAAATAGTAGCCAACCATGACCCAAAAATAAAATAAAACAAGATGCTTGGCAAAGAACCTATCGATCCAATACTTATTTCCCTCCCTAAGTTCCATCTCTTCCAAATGTTCCGTTTCATTGAGTGCTTGATAGAAATGTTCTTTCATCAAATATATATGTTCTTCACCTCGTAATCCAAGTGATTCACGAAAATGTAACACACTGATAAATGCAAAGTAAGGTGCCCTTGCAATGACTTCCAGAACCCAAAATCTTTGAAAGTCTCTACCTCTGTAGAGAAAATCAATGATATAAATTGTGGTATCTAATACCCATGTGTTAAATTTTTTCATAATAATATAGGTGTTGCCCATGCATATTGTGGATAGAACCAAAGTGCTGTTCCTATGGTTGCAAAGATAACTAAGGTAGATGTAATTGGTATGTTTTTCATTTAATCCTCCTTTTTAATTGATTCCAAAGAAAAAGGATGTTCGTGTAGATACGGAACATCCTCTCTTGCATTTCTTACGGCTTCCCATGCGTCTTCCGCATATTCACCTATTTCGTGGTGTTTGTTTTGTTGGTCGTGCCAACCAAGTGTGTAATGGGACATGATAGTTTCAACTCCAGTACGTTACTATTTATTATATCATACTAGGTATAATTACGCACTAATGTGTGGACTCCCACACCCAAGTGTAATTAAATGTTACTTTAGACAAAATAGGAAATCATTTACAAGACTCTCTGCCTTCTCCTCTCCAAACTTACCCTTCAGATATCCTGATACAGGATCAAGTTTAGTCATATAAGTATCAAAGTCTTTATAAAAACTAGTGTCCATACCAGTTGGTTTTTCTAGATCTATCATCTCCTTGTACTTTGTCAGGTAGGTCGTAAACATTTCAAGATGCTCATCAACCTCCGACATCTTACAATATTGTATGTAAATATTTTCTGAGAAATGATTACCTGGTTCAAAGAAACGATAATCTCCTCTACCTTTAGGTAATCCGTCCACAGAAAACAAATAGTTTTCTACAGGATGTTGGAAGTCAAAGACAATAATGACTTTCTTGTCACTAAATCCCATAAGATCCATACCAAAACATGGAAGATTACTGCCTGTTTTAGGATAGATGATGTTGTTGTATATGCAAGATTTTTCATTCCAGATTTCCACCTCTCTACTCTTTATTATGTATGGAGTAGTATACGTTTTTGCTGTTAAAAATGTTCCCTTTCCTTCCCATTGTGCCCAGACACTTCCTACTCCATTATGTAAAGGAAAAGTTTTATGAAGAACATCTTTATAATTCTTCCAAATATTCATTAACAGTTTTTATTTAAATCATTTGCCATGTTACCACCAATCTCAGCACCCTGATTTCCCCCAAACATTGCTACCCAACCAGCAGCAACCCAACCAACAAAGGGAATAGAGGAAAGACTAGGAGCAGCAGCAGCACCAATGCTAGTCCCAACCAGTCTCCCAGTTCCCTTTGCTGCACCGACTGCTTCGATACATGCTTCACTTTTTCGGGCAGCATTTATTTCATCTGCCTGTGCTTGTGTCAAACCAGGTTTTTGATCTAACCAAGATCTAGTATTGGATACAGCACCACCTTGATTAATCTGACCATCCAAGAAATACTCTTTTGTAACTTGAGTAGTTTCATTTGCTAGACCTAAGAACCCACCCTTCTCTTTGATATCCTCGGTGATAAATGCTGTCTTAGGATCGTTTGCTTTGTATGAAATAGCATATCCTTCTTCTGTTACACTCACTTTATATGATGTATAAGGTCCCACAGGTGGACTTATAATTGGTAAACTATCTTTTCTACTTACCATACCAATTAAACCAATATGAGATAGACCTATAATTCCTCCCAATGCAAGGGAAAACCACTTTTTCATAATAAAACCTCCTTATTTTTTAGGTGGGGTTGCAGATGGAACGATTGATACTGGTGCCTGTTCGATTCTGATTGTTTGTGCTGGTGCAGTTTCGGATGCTTTCTGAATTAAAAACTCCATATCTTTCTTAGATATGTTTGCACTACTGCTACCACTGTCCCCATTCTTTTTCTTACCTGCTGCTTGGACGCCAAATGTCGCTAAAGTTCCTGTGAAAACCGAAGCTATAAAAGTTGGATCCAGTTTTTGCTCTGGTATATTAAATGCCGCTGGCAACTTAACATATGCTAAAGTTAAGATTCCTGCAGACCACACAAGAACAGAAAGTCTCACAATTGTAGACAGGAATGCAAGTTGCTCCTCCTTATCATCTACACTTTCTTTAATTTTTGTTAAAAGATTTTTTGGTTTCTCTTCAACCTT